ACAACTTAGTTCCGTTTAATCAGCTTGCTGGATCAAAACATCCAGAGGATACTTTCGATCCACATAATGATTTAATCACAGAGTATTACGAGTGCCTAATCGAATGTGACGAAAGTCAATCTGTCTGTAAACGAATCTGTAAGGAGGTTTTAGTTTAGAATTTAATTTGTACAAACCTAATTCTATAATTAAAAAATGATACTACACTCACATCCACCTTAATGGTATTAGTACACAAAATTTAATAGTAAAAACAATTAACCCTTGACTTTATTAAGTCAGGGGTTTTACAATGTATAGATATAGATATTCTAAAAAGACCAATGAATCAGGAAGAAGAGTTAGAACGTCTTCGGCAAGAGATTCTAACATTAAAACAAGAATTATCAAGAGTAAAGAATGTCACTGACACTGATGAAATTGTGAGTGCTATGACTAAACATGATGAATGTGATTTGCAGGATACAGAAGAAGAGAGAGAACGATGTAGACTTGGTAAATTACCTTATGATCCGGATGGTTGGCAATGAAGAGTGGAAACACAATAGGAAATTTCTTAATGATGCTATTGACACAATTTAGTTTTGTTGGTATCCTAGTTCTATTATGTTTATTGATTTAAAATGGACCCATTAAATTGGATATACAAGAAAGTTTTCAATTTATTCTATGGATTTAATACTACTGGAAACATCAAAGAAGAGGAGGTTGTCTGTTCGGTTGATGGTGTTGATGTAGATTGTCTTTCCTTTGATTTAATTGATAGAGGTTTTCATTTCAATGTAGAGAAAGATTGGTATGAAAGAACATGGACAGTAGCAACTAAGACTGGTGCAGAAACATCCAAAGAAGTATACCAGAAGAAGAGTGATTTAAGTGGGAATGTTTATTGGAAGACAATGATGTTCGGTAATAATGATGATTTATTCTATGAACAAACTATAGGGAAGAAAGATGAGTGAATTTCAATCTGAAATCAAGGATAGGCAGTATGATGAAGAGGGGAATGAATTAGATAAGCATGGATTTAAGGTTAAGAAGTATCCTGATGGTGTAACTTCTGTGTTTAAATCAGTAATTAATTGTGAGAATATGTGTGGATTAGATAAGAATTTAATGGGTAGATTAATTAATGGTGAATGGAATGAGTATAGTACATTAGATTCTACTGGTAGACAATCGCAGAAGATTGTGATAGAGTATGACATAAAGCAAAGTAAAAAATGACACTTAAGACCCATACTATTGAGAAGAAGAATCCTAAGCATAAGCAAGTTTGGGAATGGGAAGAAACACCAGAGCTTATTGCAGCAATAGAACAACTAGAAAAGTCTTCTAATGCTGTTAAGTCTATTGGCACTCCTAAAAAGATATTCATACCCAATAAGAACTATGCTCCTGTAAAAAAGAAAAATGGATAGCCTCTATCAGGAAATGTTGGAGATGAGAGATCATCTCCTAACAAGAATAGAAATGCTTGAGGATGAAGTTGAATATCTGACTAATGAAAATATGCAGTATTCTAAGCAATTATATCAGATAGAATCTGATATAAATAGTCTATTCTCAAAGGTATCACAATTTAACACAAATGAGCGCAGACTGGAGTATCAAGAAAGCAGCGAAGAAACTTATAAAACGAGCAAAGAAACACCCTGATTGGTATACTAAGGAAGAAGTACGATATGCTAAAAGGCTTAGGAAAAAAATTAAAGATGAAGAACGACAGTCTAAAGATCAATCAGAATGAAGATGGTTCATTTGGTATAGAGTGGGATAGACAAGATCCTAACTGGAAATGGTTAAATGACTTGACAACTGAAGAAATTGAGGTTATTATTAAACAAGCAATTAAGTACGATCATGACAGACAATCCTGAGTATAAAGCATACTCTATCAAAAATATTGAAGAATGGTTGAGTGATGCTATGGAATCAGGATGCACACCTAACGAGATATATTCTTCTATGGTTGATACAGTTAAGAAGAATATGAGGTATCATAAGGCATGTTATGATGATAGTGTAAGACTTCTTACATTATTAAGAGGGAATAAGAATTCTAATATTAAAGTTCATGATGGTAATAATATACCAACACATACTGAGGAAGTTTATCCTGGCATTAAAGTAGAAATGCCTGATGGAATAACAAGTGAATGGAATGATTATTGGAGTGGTAATTTGTATGGTGAAGAGTTTCAACAAGCACTAGAAAAGTATGGTTACGAGTATACACCACCAACTGAAGAAGAAAGAAAGAGATTTAAATTAGATTCACCTTTCCTACATAATGAAGAGGATAATTAATCATGGCACTATCAGAACAAGTTGAATTGTCTTTAAGAGACGCACAAGAAGATTTGAGGAATGCTTTAGCATTTTCTGCACGTAATGAGAAAGCTTATGTTAGTAAGCATATTGGTGATTTGTTACTTAATATCGATAATATCATTGATGCTGTTCATGTAGTTGAGAAGTTAGAGAATAGGGAACCTGGCGATAGAGGTAGGTGGGGTCCATTCTATCATCAAGAAGATGAATAATTATTGAGCAAATAAAAAGACAATATAAAGAAGTGCGGTTTTTCTTATAGATAATGTTATAGTATGCTCATAAATCTCCAAAGACCGATGATTAACTTAGACGACAGATACCATTCATACTTAAGTGGTGATAAAAGAATGACCATTGATGGTGTTAAAGAACGTGTAAGAGGATACGGTTGGACTGATGATGGTAAGCAAATAGACGGTCATTATGTCATTACGGATAATTATAAGTTATATTATAATATGGATGCCGTTTTTGTTAGGATGAAAGCACTTAGAGAACTAGAAACAGTTTCTAAGTAATAAATATAGGTGATTATTCTATTTTAATTATGACTACTAAAGTTCCAGAACACGACTTAGACCATGAGGTTTATCTTGATCCAAAGGATCATAAAGAACATGTTAATCATGGTATATTAGAATATACAGAAGAAGATTTAAAAATGCACAATGATGCATTTCACGATCATGATGAAAATGAAGTAAATCCTGGTGATGCTGGTATTAATGATTGGCATACTAGGCATCAAGATCAAAAATTAGAAGTTTACTGTGATAATCATCCTGACGCATTAGAGTGTAGAGTGTACGATGAATAGGACAGTTTAATAAAGTGTCACAAGCCCCCTATACAGGGGGTTTTTTAATGCTATACTATACAAGTAAACATTCAACTAACTCTTGAGTTAGAGAATCAAATGACAAATTTAATGAATAAGTTTTGGTGTGAAGTTCTTACACTTCCATACAAGTCCAATTCACAGGACAATCCTTTACATGAGAATCAGGTAGAGGATCTTTTAATTAAGTATGGATTTAATTATGAATCTCAACCTAATGGAATACAGGCATCACCTGATTTCAGAGTAACACTTCCAACAGGTAAAACTGTTGATATTGAGTGTAAGTCTTCTAAGCAAACTTATCCTACCTACAATGGTGGTTTACCGAAGGAAGGAGTAGTTTACATTTTCTCCAGTAAGAGATATGATAAGACTACCGTATTCTTTGCTGATGATATTGTTACTAAGAAGAAGAGAACACAATTATCTACTCTAGTTGAAGAGTTAAATTCTGTTCTTAAATCACATCAACAAGATCCTGATTGGCAGGATGATAGAGGTTTTGATTTCTACATCCGTAACATGTATGTACAGAACGGTGCAGGTAAGAAGGATTATTTCAGGCACTCTGATCGTCAGAGATGTGAGGAGAATGTCCTAAACCACACTTGGTAACAAATTGTGAAGGGGATTTGACAATTCCCTTCATTTATTATAAATTAACACATGAAAACGAAAAGTTGTGGAACGGAAGCATCCATCGAGTAGTTTTTATCTCTTATACACATTTGAGGCACATTATGTCTAATAAAAAGAACTTTGCCAATGTATTTGGCATAAGACCATACGATTACGATGGTTTTTTACTACTGGAACAATCACCAGTAGAGCGTAATCACAAGAAAAGAGCAAAGGAAAAGAAAGTTTTTGATAAACTCAGTAAACTCCTTCCTCAACATACCATGATCGCTACAGCAGAATTAATCTGCGATGCATGGGATCCTGTTACTGGTAAGCAATGGTATAAAGGGCAAGAATTTTTAATAGATGCCCACACAAGAAGAGAATTTTGGAAAAATGGTGATTCTGATTTCTTACCTGAGAAATTAATTTCTCAACATTATAAAGTTGATAGTATTGAAGCAGTAAGAGACTTATACTATACATTTGATAATAGTGCAAGTGCTGAGAAATCCTCTGACCTTGCTTATGGTGCATGTAGGTATCTTGATATGCCTCTTAAAAACATTAACCTTTATCAAGTTACTGGTTTAACATGGGCAGCACATTATTATAATGAGAAGCAATTCCCTAAAACTGGTGGATATGATGGTAATGGTTTAATTGTCATTTATGGTGAATTTAAGAAAGAAGTATTATTCTTAGATTCATTTGCATGGGAAACTAAAAAAATTGATAAGTTTCCACATCCATTAAAAACTGCTTCACTTCTATTTTTGAAAAAGCATGATGATGACATTGCTAGATCTATTATCAAGAGGGTATATACTAACAAGTTTAGTTTACCTGATGATGAAAGTAGAGAAGATGGTGTTACTGAATTACTTAATTGGGTAAAGCATAAAGATGAATCATTTGCGGCAAACTATAATACTATTCCTGTATTGACTGATGGTTTCCTTTATTGGTTAAATCAAGCATATCTTGAAGAAACTGAAGGTAAAGAAAGACTCTATAAAAAGGGTAATTCTATTGGAATGGTTGACAAGTATGCTAAAGTAGTAAAGTCAAATGTTTATCAAGTAATTGATGAAGTTTTCAATACTTAGTGGTCATTGTCAAGAAGTTCTCTCCTCTTATGGGGAGAACTTTTTTCATGCTTGCATAACTGATCCACCATACGGCATGAATATGGATCACTGGGATCATTCTGTACCTAGTGTTGATATATGGAAAGAAGTTTATAGAACACTAAGACCAGGTGCATTTTGTTTATCATTTTGTAGTCCTGAATTGTATCATAGAATGGCAGTCAATGTTGAAGATGCTGGTTTTATGATTAAGGATCAGATTATGTGGATGACAACAACAAAAATGCCAAAACATAATAGATTGAAACCAGCACATGAACCGATAGTAGTTGCTCAAAAGCCTTATGAAGGATCATTACAGAATAATTTTGATAAATGGGGATGTGGTTTAATTGATACAGATAATAATAGAATAGCATGGGATAAGAAACCACCAACAGGATGGGTCAAGGGTGGTGCTAAACGTAGAACATTTGGTAGAGAAGGTAACACTACAGGTGGTGGTAAGGAGTATGGAACTGTTGATGCTAACCCTAATGGTAGATACCCATCAAATATAGTTGGTGAAGTACAGAATGAGCATCAGAAGTATTTCTATGCCCCTAGAGCAACCCGTAAAGAGAAGGGTAAGGACAATAATCATCCAACTGTTAAACCTGTTGATCTAATGGCATATTTGATTAGAGTCTATTGTCCATCAGGAGCTAGTGTATTAGATCCTTTTTGTGGGTCTGGTAGCACTGGAGTGGCAGCAATTAGAGAGAACAGACAATTTACTGGTATTGATCTTAGTCCAGAGTATGTCAAAATAGCAATAGAACGGTGTACAGTCGAAGAAGTGTCACAACCAGTGTTGAATCCATTGCTGGATGCCTTATAATACAGTCATGGGAAACAAAGACGGTTTCTTTCTAGTCTGACAGCAAGGGTCTATGGTTGTCTCTGTTCAGCAGAGAAATTACGCCCTGTAAGTCTAATAGAAGCAGACACATGATCGAAAGAGTAATGCACTGTCTCCGTTTTTTGTTTCTCTCACCAATTATCCCCTTTTTTAAATGGCAACAAGATCAAGGATTGGATT